ACAACCAGAAACTGATGAGATTCTCATTCATAAAGGTCGAAGCAATCACGGGACGATTCTCACGAATACAGGAATTGAGTTCCTGTTTAATTAGTTTGGCATCCTTATCTGATACAAACTCAACGTTCTGTGCCATTACCTTAGCAAACTGAATCACATCGTCTAAGTCATGGAATCTCTCCAGTCCATCATCATAACGACCAGACGCAATCGTTGCCCTAGGTTTCACAAACTTACAATAGAATGTGTCTGTGATGATGAAGTTCATCGGGTGTGCGATTGCATCCCTTAAATCACTCTCTGCTGTGTAATACGTATGAGGGGCAATGATAATCTCCTCCTCTACAATATTATCGAACTGATAGGTGATTGTGTTCGGTGTATATTCATCAGAACCACCGAAACCGATAAAGTCTCCCTGAAAGATACCTTCGGTTTGTGGAAGATAGTCAAGGCACTTATGAAGGATATCAGCAACGTTGCCCGTGTGGTTAGCATCAATGTCCTGATGCGATTCGTTGATTTTGATCTTTACTTTGTTAAAGACTGACTTAGTTCCCACGAAGAAATTACCAGTCGCAGGATTAGTCCCCCATACAATTGCAGGTGCTCCGTCCATCTTTACGGACAGATTGCCCTCATTACGTAGACAATCAAGAGCACTTAAATCACCGGTGAGAATGGAATCTTCAGGATGTTCGATGTGCTTGTTTTGCATAATGTTGAGAAAAAAGTGAATGAATAAGGTGGGGAGTTTGTATCAGATAGGGAAGGAAATATTCTTTGCCTCAGGATTGCAACGATATTTGCCGGGGTCACTACCTTTATAGGACGAACATGCACCGGCATGGATATAAGCAGGAACTGCTACGTTATCACTGCAAACCCACAAAGTGCGACGGGTTGTGATTGAAGAGGCAATGCGGAACATATTAGAGAATGATGAGAATGAGAACGATTGAGTAAAAGCGGGCATAACATGATGCCCACTCTTTTTTAGTTTTGATCATGCAAGACGCATTCCTGAAGTGAACTTAACGGTTTGCATTTCGTTGAATGTTTCATTAAAGACACGAACAAACCAGGTCCAATTCTGTTGAAATACCTGCTCATTCCTTGTTCCACAGGTATATCCAAATTCATTGAGAAGTGCATTTAGACGGGATTTTGTGGTCTTTGATTGATAACCACCATCATAAAGTTTCAGTGAATCTTCATCAATCTCAGCAATCAAGTTGCCATGAAGATAAACCTTTGAGATACCATCTTCAAGGGTGACGCATGTGTTCGCAGATGTCCAGTTCGTGTTATCTTTGATTGCTTGGATCATCTGCTGTTCGATTTTACGCATGAGAGGCAGGTAGAAGGGTCTGAGAGGTGTGGAGAGGTGCTGTCCCCTCCACTCCTATACAATACACGATTTTGGGGTCTGTGCCGGAACCTTGTGACACTTTGACCAACTGTCCACTCGCGGCCGCTCTGAGTATCATTTAGTGATACTACAGTTAGTGTTACTCAGGACGAAGTTTGACTGTAATAATCTCAAAGTTTGGGTGTAATTCTTTGCATCTTTCATATGCTTCGGCAGCAGTTTCTCTCATGTAAGAAAGCACATCGTGCATTTGTTTCTTAGTATCATAACCGTAGCAATTCCAGATAGGCATGTGATTTAGTGAATGAATGAGTGATTGTTAATTAGTTGAGAATATAAGTGCTCAGATCATTACGATTATCGCAAGATGCCCAAGTTTCATAGAAACTATCCCATGCAGTTTCGTTATCAACGAAGGAAACAATTTCCAACATCTCACATACCCAATCGTATGCCATATCTACATCGGCATTTGTATCATTGACGAAGGCACACATTTGCCCCATAATGTCATTCCACTTTGCTTGCTGTTCTGAAGGAATAAGAGAGAAAATTGGAGTTGCCATGATGTTAATGAAGAAAGAAAGAAAGTGTTAAACAGTGAGTAAATCAGTCACCCAATTCGATTACTGTATGCCCGAGGTAATCTTCAACCCAGACAGTGGAATTAGACTCACTATACATCGAATAAGCAACATCGATTGCATGATCCTGAGAGGAGCAATTCTCAGTTTCGTTAAGTGCTGGACAGTGAACAGTGTAAAGCAAAATTGAACTCGTTTCTTTGACCCTTCTACAATACACGATTTTGAGGTCTGTGCCGTGACCTTGTGCCACTTTGACCAACTGTCCACTCGCGGCCGCTCTGAGTATCATTTAGTGATACTACAGTTAGTGTTACTTAGTAGTCTATCTTACCGTTGAGATATCCTTCCACATCAAACTTCTTATCATCTTCTCCCTCTTCTTTGTATTCAATCACATCATAAATCTCACCCGGCATGTCATTAATCTCAGAGAAGATGTCAGTGTCGAAAGTGTCGTAATCCATTTTAAAAAAAGTGTTAGTTAGTGAGAGTTGAGTAAGTGTTACTTAGTCTATAAGTTCTTTCATCATTTCGTTTACTTCTATTCCGTTGATATTAACATCGTCCCACTTACATCCGTCTGGTGTTTCTTTACTACACTCTAAAATCATACTTACCAGATGCCCATAAGTTCCACCATCACTTGCAACATCACAGGCAAGATTATACAAACCCTCATCATTTCCGATCCAGAGAGCAACATTCCAGGTTTCCCAATTTGTCCAACCGTTGTAACCTTGCATTTGGTGAATTCCTGATGACTTAACTACAATACACGATTTTGGACCCTGTGCCGAAACCTTGTGACACTTTGCCGACTGGGAGGCAGCCGACCGGTTTGTGTTACTTAGCAGGGAAATTCTTACATACGGCATCACATAAGACACGAACTAGTTCTTCATACTTATCAGACGATGCTGGAAAGTATTCACAAAAGAATTCATCACAAATACAATCAATATCTTCCATCAATTGTTCCCGTGCTGATAACATCTCAAGTGTGTCGTTGTTAATCATTTTTGGGGTGAATTTCTTTGACCCTTCTACAATACACGATTTTGGACCCTGTGCCGTGACCTTGTGCCACTTCCCCGACTGGCACACTCATAAGGTCTCTCTATGGGTCTTATAAGGTCTTCTAATGCCCTCTCGTGCCAGTCGGGGAAGTGGCACACTAATACACGTCTGCAGTCTCTCTGATGCTAATATCAACTTTCTCGTCACCTTCCAGTCCTAAGATATCATTCCAATTGATATTCTTAAGATCTAGATCTTCATAACACTCAATGTCTAACGTAACACTCACAATGCGTTTCTGTGCGTACATGTGTATCTCGTGTGATGTTTACGTATTATATCATGCGTAATGTTTGTATGCAAGCTCGACGTAATCACATGTATCTCGTGCATACTCATCATCATCATCATATGCATCTAGTTGCATATCTCGTGATGTATTATGCATGTATGTCTCACACATCTCGTCGAGATCGTATACATTATGATCATTACTTAATGATGTATAGTCGAGATTGTGATCGTAGTAATACATGGGTCTCGTCGAGATTTGTATGTTACTTGTATATTATACATGTATCTCGTCTAGATGTCAAGTGCATATCTAGTCGAGATCCATAAGCATTATTTATAAGTCTCGACGATAAAAATGTGTGGGTCTCAGGATTTTTATGCGGGGTGGTTGACAAAACTGCCGTCTTGTGCTATGCTCGCAGATAAAGGTTGCTTAAGATCTGAGGTTTAGAAGAGGTTTATTTATAATTAATTTTACATTCTCTATTTGCATTGTTTTCTATCATTTAATAATAGTATCCTATAAATATTAATATGCATTCTATCTCAAAATGAAGCAAGGAACAATCTATCTCATCATTAACAAGGTCAATGGACATAAGTATGTGGGTCAAACAACTCAAGGAATGAATAAGAGATGGAAGCAACACATTGATGAAGCAAAGAGAATGAGTCCATATCCACTGCATAAAGCAATGAGAAAGCATGGTAATCATAACTTTATGATTAAAGAAATATGTGATTGTAATGAAAATGAATTAGATGAAAGAGAAATACACTACATTAAGGAATACAATACATTTAATAATGTAGAAGGATATAATGCAACATCAGGTGGTAATACTCCTACTTACAGTAATGAAACAAAAGAAAAGTTATCCGATATAATGTCTGATATAGAAAGATCAGATGAATGGTGTAATAATATCAGTAATGGATTAAAAGATAAGTTAGATAATAATGATAAATGGGGGTTTCACTTAGCAGAGAATAGGGGTGATGGTAAACACCTTGCAACACGGATAATGAGTGTGAATATAGAAACAGGAGAAGAGATAGAATGGGACAGTATAAGTTCAGCAGCAATAGAACTTACTGGTGATAGAAAGAAGTCTGGTAATATTATCCGGTCAGCAGATAATGGATGGAAGGCATATGGTTACTTATGGAAAAGATTAGAACAATCTAAAAGATCTATTCCTGTATATGGTATTAATAAAAAAACATGGGTTAAGACACAAGTATTTGATAGTATAAAAGAAGCAGCACGGGCTTGTGGTAAGGTTAGTAGTGAAGCATCTATCAGACTTTCTCTTAAAAATCCCCGTCGCAACTCTTATAAAGGATATTATTGGTTTAGAGATCAACAATCATAAATGCTCTTTCGACTCTTCGCATAAGATTACCACTTATTATCAGGACAACTAGATGAAGAAAACTTTGCCTTATATTCCATAAAGCAACCACATAGTTTACACCTCTTCTGTTTCTTTTCATAATACTTACATTTATCACATTCCTCAAGTCTTTCTTTGTGTATATCCTTACTGACAAATAATGGTTTAGAGAGACTTACCGTATCCTTTACAACTTCAAATGTAAACTTTGCCAGATTCTTTCCTTGTTCTTTTATATCAGGTAATTGATGATCAGATTCATGTGGCATTTCCATGTCCCTCCCTAATCATCATACGATCCGAATCATTAACAACTTCTAATGTATTAAACCATCCGGTAATCACATATTTCATTCCTTCCAATACTAATCCTCCACGATGCACATGTGTAAAATGTGCTGGCCAAATAATCAACTTTCCACGTTCAGGTTGAATTCTCTTCTTATAATACAAGAACTCTGTTTCTCCTCCTTTATAATCATCATTCAAATATAACATCCAAACCATTGAACGTTGAGTATATGTGATACCAGTATTCTCATCGTGCCAAACATGATAACCACCACCGGCAGGAGTTTTTTGTACCTTTTGATGTGTACTATAAAAACTATTTCTTGATAATGTACCAAAAGTCTTTACATATTCATCAAGACAATTAAAAAGCACATGATTTAAATCTTCTGATGGATTACCTTTTATCATTGCTAGCATGTCACCTAAATCACATGCCCATCCAAAACGTCCAGCCATTCCTGTTGGAAACTGCTCATCTTCACAATAAGAAGTACCAACTTCATGATAATAATCAAATGCCTTAATTATAGAATTACAAAACTCAGAATCAACTATATTATGATATGATCCGATAAAGTCTTCATATTGTCCCAATTGTTCTTCCATAATTTTTACCATTGATTTGGGTTAATACCATGTTCTTGAATAAACTTATCCATTAATGGATAAACATTTTGAATCCAATCTTTTTTTGATGGACCCCACTTATCTTTAGGACAGATTTGCATAATCTCTGTAACCTTATGATCTAAAATACAACCACATTCAGTACAGGTTGATTTACCAATGAATTCTTCATCATCAGTATCAGATTCTGTAATTTTTTGATAATATTCACAACCAGAACAAATATCCATTCGATCGACTCTTGTTCGAGTAGATGTTAATAAATTAGTATGTGGTTGATCACTTGCATAAAATACTGCAATAAATGTAAGTTCCTCAGGACTCAAATCTTTAAGATTCATTTTTATATCATACTCTATCATAATTTATATCATAAATCAAGTCATATTACTTTATCTTTTTTGTTCCTTTCCTTTGGCAGTATTTGAACTCTTTCCATTAATAGTAATCTTACTATTATATGAAATAAATGCTCCACCTTTTCCTCCATCCTTCACATCCTCTCCCCATGCTGCACCAGGAGTTCCTGAATTACCAGTAGATGCCGTAATTTTTTTCCCAGAATAACCAGTAGGACAATTTGTAGTAGTACCAGGATTTCCTATAATTCCACTCTGTGCTGATAAAATTCCACCAGTAAAATATCCCTCTCCACTACCACCAGATCCACCAGCACCTCCAGTGGCACTGATAGGACTGGTTCTGATTTTAGCAACAGGACTAGTCCGTGAATGTGTATTAGTGACGGTTTTTTGAACGGGATTGTATACAGGTGGTTGCGCTTGTTGAGAAGAACTTGATTGTCGAAACGGATTATATCTAGCCTGCTGATAAGGTGGATTTGTGGAAGGTATCTTATATTGACATGAAAATGACCATGCATTTGCACAAGCTTGTCCTCTCGCTCTTCCTCTCTGTCCTCCACGACGACGGCAAGCGCCCCTTCTGTCACTAGGACTAACTGCAAAAAATGTCTTAACTGCTCCTCCAGTTTGATGACATGCTGTATCAGCATGTGCTCTACCCATCCTCTGAGTCCCGGCACGAGTGTGAGCTGAAGGTGCCGTGGCATAGTAATATGATGGATTTCCAGGAATAGTTACTTCACTATAACCAGGATTGTGATTCCGATTTGTTACTGTTTTTGGTGGTACTGGAGTTTTTTGTTGTGCAGTATAAGTATATGATCTTGTAAATGATTCTCCTCTACTCACATTATATGATTGATTACAATTTCCACTAATACCCTGTCCGGTATTACCAACAACTCCTCCTCCTCCTCCAGCCCATATTTTACCTCCAGACTTAATGTTTAAATTAACTTTTTTATTTGCACTAGATTGAATATATAATGACCCACCACCATCACTACCCACAGAACCACCAGCACCATAAATATTACCTTCGACATTAATATCTAAATTTCTAATGGTTTCAGTTGTGGTAAATTCGGCAGCAAACTTATCAGTCTCATCTGAAAAAATTGTACCACCTATATCAAGTCTCTTTTTAATATTCTTCGATATATTAGTGCCAAAATAACTTTCAAATTCTACCTCTTCATCAATTCCAGATTGTGTGACAACAACCTCACTGATACTATCACGAAATGTTTCAATTGATAAATTATCATTCGTTGAAATACCTACATTCTCATTTGCATCAGGAGTAATTGGTTCATCCGATTTAGTATCACGTTTATATTTTGAAAATTTAACACTACCATCTGGTTGAGTGCCACCAAATGTATTTGAAAGTGATCTAAAACTAATAGGACCCGTTTCAAAATTTTTTGTGCTAGTATTATTAATTGGCATCGATCAATGATCTTTTTTTTCTATTTAGATTATTACTCATATTTAATCGCAATCGTAAATCGATGATTATTTCTGAGTGGTGTGGCACGATGAGGAATTATACCATCAAATACTGACATTCGATTTGAAATTGGTCTTATACCAAAAATATTGCCGTCTAATAAGAATTGTGTCTCCCCACCCTCATCCAAATCATATTCTTTCATTATTGGATAATATAAAAATGTATATCCTTCACCATCAGTATGAAAATTAGCTTGCTCAGATGGTGCAAAACAATTTATATACATTCGATAGAGTTTCATATTATGTGTAAACTCTGCACGATCATAAATGGTTTTTGCAAATAACTTGAAGATAAACTCAGTTTCAGGAATGTTATGAACCATTCCGGTTACAGGTTTATTTTCCTGATCACTTTCACCAAATTCATACCTGGCACTCAGACAGTATTCTTCGATGACTTTTTGTTCTGTTTCTGTAAAGAAATTATCACTATGATTAATTTCAATGTCATTCTGCTGTGTATTCACCATATTGTTGTACTCTTAAATTAAATGCAATTGTAATTCTTGGATAATCTGGTGTAGGAGGTCCTTTTGGAACAAAATGCTCCAAATAAGATGGAAACATAATAATACTTCCTTCGGTTATTTTAGGAGAATGTCTGTTTTCATAATAATTACTATCCATCTCCATAGATAAACTTCTTACTTTTTCATGTGGATCTACAAACACTACTGGTGGATGAATTTCTGAATTGTAACTTAAAAAATGAATACATGAAAATGTAGAACATTTTTCAAAGTAATTACTACCTAAATGACTATGAATTTCTTGCCATTCACCACTGACATAATAATTATACCATAGTTCATCTATGATGAACTTAACTTCCTTATCAAAAAAATTTCCAATATATTTCTGATACAAATCTATGGTCTTTGTATCAGAAAATAATTCAAAGTTAAATTCTGGATGATCAAAAGATGTGGATAACTTATCAGTCAACCACCCCTCAGGAATTTTAAATTTATCATCATTATACATCTTATCAATTTTTGATAATATTTCATCTTTACAAATATTATTTTCTTTTATTTTATTTTGATAAATGTGAATTGGAAATAATATTTTTTTAAATGGATTATCAACTCTAATCATGACGAATTCCTTTTTTTGATAAATTCTAATTCATTCCAATATAATTTATAACATACAATCAAACAATGAATTTTTTTATGAAGAGGACTATCTCTATAACTTTCCTCACTCTTATCTTTCACTAAAAATTCAATCGTACAATAATAGTCAGGATCAGAAAAATAAACCCATCCTTCTATTACTTTTCCTAATGGAGTAGTCCATCTTACATAATCATTGACCTGAGGTATATACTTCATAATCATTCAAGAATAATTAAATGCTATAGAAATTCTTTCATCATTATCATCTTTAGTGGGTTCAACATGATGTTCAAGATAACCCGGAAAAATTACAATTTTTCCGACTTCTGGTCTAAAATACATTTCAGTAGAAGCATTATAATTTTGTTTAAAATTGTCTTTAAGATTTAAAAACACTAAATCATTTGCAGTTTTGGATGTATAATTGTGAAAACATATAGGACCAGCATTTTTTGGAATTTTAATCCATAAAACACATGAAAAAATTGATCCAGGATGAGTATGAGGAAAGTTATAGTCTTTGCTATAATTTATATTAAACCATGCATTTTTTAATTCGATTTCATGATTAATAACCAACGATATTGCCGTTGTAATATTTAGGTCAATATATTCAATATATTCTTCAAATTTTTCAGTTTCCCAAAATTTATCATCAGATTGATATCCACCAATGTTTGATTTTTGAACTCCAGGATTATTGTCTCTATACTCTAAAATATCTTTGGTAAGTGAGTCTACAATTAAATCAAAACATGGCAATTTTATTTGATGAATTAAAGATGGAAATGCCGGAATAGTTGTTATATTCATATCATAAATCTTTCTAAAGGTGTTAGATTTAATTGCATTGCACTATAAGGTGTTGTATCTTTAATTGATACTTCCTTACCTACCTTCTTTGAATTAATTGGTTCATAATACTTTCCCTTCTTTGATGAATAGAATCCCCATATTGATTTAGGTGGTGTATCTCTATAAGAGAACTCTCCATGATTGGATATCCATATTGCATCATACCTCGCATTAAATGATTCAAATGAATAAGAATAACCTTCGGGTGGTAGATGTGGGAAATCAATCATTGGACTCTTACAACCTTTAATCGTTTTGGACTTGTGCCTTCATTTAAATGTGCATCATAATACTTCTTACATTCTTCCTTTGTTAAGGGTTCCGTAATGTCAACCCATCCTACTGTCTGTTCTTCCTGTAGTTTATATAATTCTTCCATAGAAATTAAGTGCAGAATGCTTCTATTATACCACTTTCATAATCATCCGCCAACTCTAACTTAGTCGCAGTTACAATCTTCTCCATAATTAAATGACCATAGTCTTCATTAAATGACTCTTCATCAGATAACAACTCAAGGGCTTCTACATCATTCTCAGCAATCAATGTAATCAACCCCCCATATTCTGATGCTGGAAATGGCACCCAGTAATCAACAACATACAAATATCTTTTCATAAGAACTCCGCAGTAAAGTAATCAACAGTCAGTTCCATCTTTGCAGCAGTGTTTTCAATAAATTCATCTAATACCTCAGGAGCATCCTCTTTGACCACATTATACCATGAATACCATAACTCTGGATTCGTCTGTGGTGTCACTGGTTCAGAAAGATGGTTCAACATAAGATTCATAACTGAGTTCAACATTTGATGTGTCTAATGTAGCATAATAATCATATAACCGATCATACAAGGTATCAATACTACCTGATGATCGATTAATCTGTATCTCATCAATACTCTCCACTAATTCAAGGGCCTTGAGTATAATATCTAATTCATGAACATTCAGTTCAATGTTAACCTCTGTCTTTTTCATTCATTAACTCCTTTAAATGCCATACGGTTTCTGTCATTGTAGCCCGTGCATAACCAGTCGCATAAGGATAACCTTTGTTTTTATCCTTACCAACATCATAACATACTTGAATCGCATCTTTAAGTCTTTCAATCATATGAGATACATTCATGAGTTGTCCTCCAGATAAATTCCTTTGATGTCAATCATTCCATAATCTTCAGATAGATTCTCTAGCCAAGATTTGTAGTCGTAAGCATCACTTTGATTTGTGAATGCACGTTCATCATCACCACAATCTGTAGTGACAACATAGATAAACATAGTTATGAGTCCTCCTGTGTTGGGCGTAGTTCTCGCTTGAGGTCAGTAATGACGATTTCTACGTCTATCCCTGAAGGACGACTATCCGCCCAGATGTAATCTACATTCAGATTATTTCGCAACCAATCAATCACCTGCTCCAACTGCCAATCGGCAGCGGAACGCATGTTGTCTTTCTCAACATCATCTTCGGGAGGCCAATCCTCACAAACCGTATAGCATAAGTCGTCAGTCAGTGGGTGTGTCATGATAATTCAATTGGTTGTGATTTGAAATACAGTCCGGCAATTTGCATCATATCAATTAACTTTGATTGTATCTCCTCTAATTGTTCTGCATCTACATTATCATCCCAAAAATCTACAATCTCAAACTCATCAAAGTTTAATACTAACTGGTCAAATGGAACACGGAATAATTCACCCTCACTACAAACCGTATACATGCAATCATGTTCCTCAACTGTTAAAAATACACCAGAAAAAGTTAAATCAGTCATTAGAAATCAAGAGAGAGTTGTTCAAATTCAAGATGGTCACAGCACGTATCATCATCGTGCAAATCAATCATGCCCGTGTCTGTGTGCTTAAAGAGTTTATCAAACAAATCATTCACGAATTCTTGATTCGATTGTTGTTGAGTCATAGTTCTGAAACAGTTTGGAATCACGTTGTGCCAAGAATACCAAATAAACACTGAGGGCAAATGTAATACAAATGCCACTCAGTACATACTGAATTACTTTCATTTAGTAAAGTTCGGTGGGTTCAACTGTTTCATTCACAACATCCAACCATTCAG